ATCAACCTTCCCACTTGGTAATAAATTACTTTCTTCTGCTATGATTATTCTACCAGAATCATCTTCATCTGTATCATCATAATCAAGCATGATATTTGAACCAACTCTTAAGAAACCATCTTCACCAACTGTAATTTTACCTTCATCTGCAACTGAAATTGTACCACCTGTATTAACAGCTATGGTAGAAGTTGTACCATCAAGTACAATTTTTTGATCTACAGTTCCACCAAATATCATTCTATCAGCATCAAGGTCTAAATAAATACCATTATGAGCTGTAAGGTTTTGACTTTGAATTACACCTGAAGTCAAGACTCCAACATTAGCAGTGATTGCTGATAGTTCATTTGCCACAACCCATTCGGCAATAACTTGATCTACAAATCTTAATTCAAAGACATCTACATCAGCTGTTACAAAATAGATTCTTGCATATGCCATATTCAAACCATTAGGGAATAAGGCAGTGTTTACATTCGATATACCAGCATCAGCATTCCATGGATTTGCAAATGCAGTTGCATTATCAGGATGTTCTGTTAACCTACCTTCCGCTGTAAGATCCCCTGCACCATCACCGCCAAACCATCTCCATGTGACTGCATCCAATGATGTTGCAAAATAAACATTAGCAGCTACTTTATTGCCCATCCATACTGAAACTCTATCAAGCAATTGATCTACTGGAAATTTATATTGAATCCAATCGCCTGTACTGTATCTTTGACTATCTGTATCATAATCACCATCATATAAAAATGATAATTGAGATGATGAACTATCAATACTATCGCTCATAACCAAACGATTAATCAATTCACCTTCAATGTCTTCAACTGATAATGCTGCAGGAATACCATTTTGAATCTGTGATTCAGTTCCAATACCAAATTCATCATAAGGGATTATCTTACATCTATATGTATCTCCGCCAGTCAATCCTGGTTCAACCCATTCAAGTGTATTTTTAGAAACTGATGCAACAAGAGTTACTGGAGGATTATTTTTATCAAGATATACTTCAAACTTACTTAAATCTTTATCAATTGGTGAAGACCATGAAACCTTTAACCCATTGAAAATAGAGTCTAAATTTGGTGTTACTGCGTTCATATCAGGTTCAGGATTCTCAGCAATCAACACCGTAGGATTGTCGGACAGTTGTCCCAATACGTCCCTTGCCCACAATTTAAATTTCAAATCTCGGATAGGATCCCCACCCTTATTAAGATTATCAATAGTGTTCATCGCAAATGTATAAATGAATTTATTATCAGTTACCCAAGCATATCTTAAATGAGTATCATCAATCTTCAACACTTCAATTTGATAATCTTTTATTTTTGTGAGCATTGAATCAAATGGAGCTGAATGTGTTGGAATGCTTTCTGTTACAGTTGTACCATCAATTACTGAAGTTGTATCATAAATAGCTAAACTGGATGTATCTGTTGTTAATGATAATGCATCCCATTCAATTTCACAATCAGTTCCCAACCATTCAGTTGGCGGACTATCTATAGTTTTTAATCCAGTAATATCTGGAGGCACATTTGGATTAGCTGTAACAATAAATTCTGTTAAAGTTAACCACAATGATTCTTGACCAAATCCTACAGCTCTAACTCTGAATGAATATTCTCCAGCAAGTAAAGGTTTGAAATCCCACTCAGGATCTGATGTTGTTATAACCTCATTGTCTGAAAATGATTGATCTGATAATCTATATTGAACTTCATAATGAAAGAATCTCGTATCTCTTGTATGAGTCCATGAAAGCATAACTCCAAATTTTCTATCTGCACTCGCTGAATCAAGAGTATCTTCATATGAATATTCTTCTGCTTGAATATTTGTAGGTGGATCCATAGGAGAATTTGCATCTGGAACTTTTGATGTTGGAGGTGGATCAAATTGTTTGCCATCTTCAACTCTAGCAAATTTATCAGGATCATAAAATACAGCTGTGATTTCAAATACATTGGGTTCAGATTCTTGATTAGCTGTAACTCTGAATTGTCTTGGTTCTAAATCTGTACCAGTTATAATCCAAACTGCATTGACTTGAGGTTCTTCAGCTCCTGCATAAGGGGCATCTAATGTTATAACTGAATGCTCAAGACCATCAGAAGCGTTTGTGACTCCTCTATTTACAAGTGTACCATCTGGAGAAACAGCATCAATAGTATAAGTCGAACCAACTTCTAATACAATTGGACTATCAATAGTTACCTGTGCTGCAGCAACTTCTACAAGTCTTCCACCTTGTCTTTTTGCTGCATAATGAGGATCAAGAACTTCAATAATATCACCAGGTACAACTCCTGCATGATCCCATGATGCTCTATATGTAACAATTTCAGTTTGATTTAATTCAGTTTCAAGTGCCCATTTTCCATATCTGTATGCTTGACCTTTTGAAGTACATCCAAAAGCAGCAATATCCATTTCTCGATAACCATATCTTCCAATTCCTTCTGGGTCATCAACTGATTCAACTGCAAGTTTATAATTATCATCTGGATCATTCCAACTTACATTTGCAACTGTATGTCTATCTTTTTCTTGTGACCCTCGATACATAAAATCGCCATTCAAAACATTTGCTGCAGTAACTAATTGAACTGGGTCTTTTGGTGAATCTTGTGCAGTTGCTGCTTGACCACCTGCCCAATATGGCATTCCTCTAAATGCAGATGTGAGTGTTGATAATACATTGATAGCATCTTGTCTGCTCTGAATCATTGTATTAAATGTAAATCTTGGTTCTTGTCCGCCTTCTCCATCATCTACAAGTTCATCATTATATTGAGAAATTGTATAGAGTGCCCACTTATCAATCATAGAAGCATCTAAACCCAATCCATATCTATCATTTGATAATATGTCATAATAGACCCAAGCAGGGTTGTTAGAGTAAGCTCTCTTAAAGGTTCCATCCCATACACCTGCATAAGTTCTTGCTTCAGGATCATAGTTTGAAGGAATTAAAACTCTAAGTCCTCTAACTAAATATGATCTATTTGGAATCTTTGAACCAAACTCTTGTGCTCTTAATTCAATACCAATCATTGCTGAATCAGGATATATTAAAACTCTATTTATGATTTCTGTGTATGATGCCCAATATGTATTGTTTTGAAGATTATTAGTATCAGAATCTTTTGTTAATCTTGTACACCTTACATCCCAAGGTCCTGGTCCATAGTTTAATTCAAGATCTCTAATTCTAAAATCAGTCTGATATAAAGCAATACATTTTCCTTTCTTTGTAATGTCTTTAACTAAAGTCCAAGCTCCACCATCTGGTTTTATTTCTACTCTCCATTTAACACTAGTCTTTTTAACATCACCATTCTTTTCCTTGACTTTTAATAATGAAGGAATTGAAAATGTAAGTCTTAGATCATCTACATCTGTATTACTAATATGTCTTGGGATAGCGCCATCTTTTACAGTCAATTGAGTGTTTACATTTATTTCAGATTCTGTAGCAGGAAATTCTTTTAAAGGAACATGATCGGGGGCACCTGGTTTAAATTCAATTGTAAGTCCGCTAAAGTTATATTGACCTGCTGTATCTCTAATTGGAATATTATCAAAAAAGACACTCTCTTCACCATTAACTAATCCTTCAATTTCACCTTCACCAAGTAGATCAATAAACCTAGCAATAGCTCTTGATTGAAGACTATTCTTATCTTCTTTAGGTGTTCTTTGTTTTTCATCACCCTTAGAACCTTCAACTGTTAATGGTATGAATTTATCTTTTATCATTCTTATATGTCCTCAACGTCTAAACTAGTTGATATAATTGTAGATCCTATTAACACTTCACCATAAATTAAAGGGACTGGTCCACCTTGCTGTGTGGTATTGACTGGTCCATTAAATAAATAACTTGGTCGTTCATCTGCTTCTTCTCTACTCCCATAATCACCACCAGTAGGAGTTGGTGTTAGCATTCCCATAATACCAGAAGCAAATAATGAAAGACCAACACCGAATACTAAAGCACCTGTAATCAATTTCATTCCAAGAAGACCTGCTGGAGGAACCCAAATTGATACAACCATCAACACTACTCCTAAAACTCCCATAAGTATTGAACCAACATTACCGCCTGCACCAGAGATTTCTGGAGATATATGAAAGTCACCTTTATTATAATTCATAAAGACAGTTGTATCATCCATACAAGTGTTCTCTGCAATCTCTTCACCACAAGCAACATGATATAATTTATCTCTTTCAATATCATTTCTGAACCCTGGAAAGTTTGCTTCCATTGCTCTCATCACTTCACCAATTGAATTGACTGCAAATTTATGGACTTTACCATATTTTTCTGCTAGGTACCCATAAAGGTATATATTTCTTAACATTTATTTATCTCCTGTGTATCTATAATAACCTGAAACTGAATTTCTCCAATTTGATATTGGTTCTCTACGGGATAATTTATTGTAAAGATGATGAATTATTAAACTACCACCCAGATAAACACCACAATGATTGACAACTGGTGCTCCTATCTGCATGAAAACAACATCACCTTTCCTCAAATGCTTTTCATCAACCTGTGTGAATCCAGCATCTAATACATTATCTTCTAACATTGAAGGTGAATGTTCCCACCACCGATTGTCTCGTGGGTATTGATTGAGTGTAATCCCTTTGAATCTAAAATAGTCTCTTAGGAGTCCATAACAATCCCACAACCCATGAAGAAATACTCTTCCAATTAATGGGTAAGGATCAATTTGATCTCCCCAAAATGCAATCTTATCGACTGCTCCATTCTTCAAACAAATAACTCCCCAAGGAATAGCTGATCTAATCTGACCTTCCATATCTTCCTTGGATACATGACCATAATCTCCATGACTATGAATTACTGCTTGAATGCTTCCATAATAAGCAATAAACATTTCAGGATTAACCCTAAAATTTTTAATTGGGTCTTCTGCAATATTCTCAAGTGGTACATAAGTATCGTTTACAAAAAATCCAACTGCCTCTTTAGGATATTCTTGTTGCGCATGTACTATCGCTTCATTGATTAAAACTTGTTCAAATGGATGTTTCGTATTCAAGGATTTTTCCCTCCTTATGATCTAAATCTTCCAACTCCTGGATAGGCACGAGTGGGAAGCGGATCTGGCTTTAATGTTGCCCAAGCACCATTTGTATAACGAAACCAAATGTTAGGAGTCTGACCCGTGTCGAGCCAGTCATCACCTTCACTTGGAGCTCCAGGTTGTGTATTCTGAATATATATAGTACCCCCTGCACCACCTGCTCTAACTCCTGCAAACCTTGCTTCACAATCTTTTAATTTCTTGCCACAAAAATCTTGTGTCTTTGAACTTCTATTTTGTGTCAAACGATCAAAATTATAAATATCTGTATAAGGACAAGTGGTCAATGAGTAATCAAAATCTTTAGTTTCTGAATTATAAATCCTATAAATATGACTACAGAAATCTCTGACTATTTGTCTTTTTGGAATACTCTCGCCTTGTAGATCCATATACGATGCTAATTCAAATTCCATATAATCTTTTGTGTGTGCTGTTTTTTGATTGATTTTAAATATCTCTTGAGGAAATTCTGCTGCTGGGTTTGCTTCTGATTCTCCATCTAAATATTTTTTAAGAGTTCTTCTACGAATCATTTTTGACCCGACCAGATCATCAAATGTAAAAACATGAGCAGCAAATGTTAGAGTTGCATTTGAAACTCTAATAGTTGGACGAGGCATTGTTCCATCACCCTTGACTTCAAATCCGCTCACTTCCATTTGAATTGGCAAATAATCAACTGCATTAAATGTGACTTTTGTAAAATCTTCATTTATAGCTTGAGTGAAATACAATACTTGATTACTACCAATCACATATAATTCATACAGAAATATAATATCACCAACTGCTGATTGTTGGACATCTGATGCTATGTCGGACTGTAATGTCATTATTACTCCTTATAAGTCAAAAACTTGTTGAAATTTGGCAGAAATATTAGTTAAACTTGCTCCTGGAAATGATTTATTCCATTGTTTACATACATATTTTTTCTCTACTGATTCGCCTGGTGGAGTCCATTCAAAGGATTCATATCCACCTCTGGCTTCTAAGAAATCAATTATTTCATCTGCATTAGTTTGATCTAAGGCATTCCATTGAACATCCCACTCATCAACAATTGTATTAATTCCATCGCCAGCTCGTTGTGAATACCCATCTCCGAACTGCGCTTGTAATGTTCGAGCTGTAACACTTGGTTGAGTTGCTCTAACTGGAGTTACTGTGCTTGGGAATGTTGCCATAATTGATTACCTCGTTTGAAATGAAGGTCTATTTAAGATTCCTCCACTTCTTGATTGTTCTATTAATGTCATTTTTGTTTGCTCTGAAACCATCCTTGCTATAGTCTCTGCAAGACTTCTTTGATCTGCTTGTGTGCTTGCCCCTCCTGCTCCTCCGCCCCCTTCTACATTAATGTTATTATTGATTGTAATTCCTCCACCACCAGACGATCCCATTGGCATAACCTGACCTGTCTTTCCTGGTATAAATAATTCAGGTCCTCTCTCACCGACTATATGTGCTCGACCAGCTGTTGCTGTTCCACCATGTTGTAATGCTGGAATATAAGGCGTTCCTCCACCAAATGCTCCGCCTATTGAAGTAGCTAGCATGCTGATTAAATTTGCAATTGCTTTATCTCTCAACATCTTTGCAAGACTTGCAAGAATTTGAGTTACCATTCCTTTGAACCCTTCTGATATACTGACTGTACCTTCAAGAACTGATTCAAAGAAATTACCAAATTTATTTTCTGCTACATCTAGTGCTGTTGAAATTGCTTCTCCGGATGCACCTTCCATTTTAATTTTTGTTGTTGGTGCTTCTTCTACAATGTTTTTATAAAATGTATCAAACTCTCCTGTTAACTCTTTAATCTTCTCTGTTAAAGGCATAACAGATGAACCTTCACCTAGAAACCTAATTTTAAATTCCTGTATGTCTTGAGATACGTCAATATTTGCTTCCTTCATAGTCTTCTCAAATTCTTTGATAAAAGCTTCTGCAGATTTTCTTGCTGCTTTCTGAGCTGATTTGCTGGGCTCGTGGAAGGAAAAAATCTTGCCAAGAGTCCCAATATCTTCTTTGCCATACAGAATTCTATTTCTTTCAATTTCAAACTCTTGATGAGCTTTCTTCATCTTATCAATTGCTTCTTTTTGTTTGTCAGTTTTACCTTCAAGCATCTTATCTCCTGTGTCTGCAAGTCCAAAAGTAAGAATTTCTTTAGCCAAATCTCTAGCACCTTTCAGTTTATCTATAAGAGATTGTATAAACCTTACAACTGATCCGATTATACCTTCACCTTTTGCTAAACTAGACAACCATTGTTCAAAATTTTTATAAGTATCTGCCACTATACCTGTTAAAGATTTTATACCTGTAAGTAATAAATTGACAACTTCTATTACAATTCTAAAAGGAATATCCATTATTTTAAGAACCCCAACAAGAAGTTTCAAAGCAGGAACCAAAGTTACACTCAAAATATCTCCAACAATACCCATAGCTTTTCCAAGACTATCAAAAAGAGAACCAAACCTACCTTCTTTTAAAATAAAAGTTTTTTCAAGAAATTCAGCAAACCCTTTTACTAACGGAGTTAACACAGGTAATAGTTTTTGTCCTATTGCAATTGCTATTTTTTCAAATACTACTGATAATTCATCTTTTGCTGCAGCATATGTTTCTGTCTGTTTCTTAAATGCTTTTTCAGTTTCGCCTGTAGCATTTGCCATATCTTTACTTATTTTAATAAAATCTGGACCACCCTTTTCAGATACAAGAATAAGCATAGCATTAAGAGCTTCAACACTACCAAATAATTTTGCCATTTTTTCAGTTGAACCACCCGTAGCTGTTTGAAGGTCTTGCATGAATGTAGCAAATCCTTTTGCTTTTAATGCTGCAGCACTGAAATTTATATTTAAATCTTCTGCTATTTTTGCAGCATCACTTGAAGGTTTTAAGATATTACTGAATCCTGCTTTAAGAGCTGTAATAGCTTCTTTGGTTCTAACACCTGATTTTGTAAGAGTTGCAATTGCTGCAAATAAATCTTCAGTTGAAACTTTTAAACTTGCTGCGACTGGAGCAACCTTACCAATAGATGTTGCCATTTCTTCAAATGTGGTTTTACCTGCTTTGATTGCCACAAACATCTGATCACTAATAGTTGTAACTTCTTTCGCTGATTTTCCATAAGCATTAAGAACACTAGTTAAAGCATCAACTGCAGTTTCAGTATCAGTTAATCCTGCTTTAGCTGTTTTAGCTGCAGCTGCTACAAATTTAACTGCACTTTCTTCTGGAATACCTGCTGAAATTGTTTGATATAATGCTTTTGCATTCTCTGCTGCACTACCCAAAGTTGGTGGTAATTCAAGTAGTTGTTTATTTAATCTATCAAGACCCGCCGTACCAGAGTCAATTAATGTAAAAACATTTGCCATATTCTTTTCAAATTCAGCAGACTTATCAACTACAAATTTGAATCCCTTAATTACTGCAGCACCTGCTAATGCAACGCCCATTGCTGCAATTGCAGGACCAGCTGTTCTAAATGCTGCAGCAACACTAGTTCCGGCAATGGCACCTCGTTTCTGGAATTTCTTCAAACTAGTATTTGCCTGCTTTGTATCAGCAGTTACAATATAATTTAATGTTTGTGCGGCCATATTTATTTCCGTTTTGTATTTTTATTTTTGATAACTTTATTTGGTCTTTCTCTCTGTCTCTCTTGAATAGCAGCTAAGACATATATTTTAATTTTCTCTAACATTATTTCGTCATCTATTAATTCTTCATACTCCAAGATATCAAATATTGCTGTAATGTTTGGTGAACCCATACCATCAATCATATAGATAATATAACCATCTATCAATTCTAAAAATTCTCTATTATCGTCTAATGGAATTATATATCCACAAGCAATGCAATCAGGTTTCTTACCTCTCCACCCTTTAATTTCAATACAATCAGAACATAAGATCTCTCGCTCCTTGGAATTTCTCCACTGAGCGATTTCAATTAGTTTTTTACTTCTTCTGCCTTTATTAATTCATTTTTCATATCTGATGCTTCATTAATTAGAAAAGAAGCAGTTTCCTGATCTAAATCTAAAAACAATCTTTTATTTGCTTCATCACATTTAATTACTTTACCTGCTTCATCACCAACGCCCTTCCAATCAATTAAAATATAAGTTAACATATCAAATAATGTTTCTGCACTAATGACAACATCTTCAGCGTCGGACGGTAGGCGTTTCATAGCATAAATTGACATTGGTCTGATTTTGAATTTTACTTCTTTGTGTTTTGGATGGTCAACCCATTTTCCTTGGGATGCTTTTTTGTTTAGTTTTAGCATTATACGATCTCCTTTTTAAAATGTTTTTTCATTAATTTAGCAGTGGGGAGACCGCACTTATTGCAGTTGGGAGGTTTTCCACTCCCCATCACTCTTGTTTCGATGCACTCCTTACAGGTAAACTTTCTCTCGGGGTCAAAATACCAAGAGAACCACACCAACATCTCATAAAGATCCGTTTGAAGTGCACCATTTATTATTTCCTTAAGAAGCATTTTTCCCTTACTCCTTTCAATTATTTACGGTGAAAATCTTGCAATCGGACCATTACCTGTGATGGTAGCATCAAAGGCAACTACAGAATTGTTGTCTGATGTAATGGTTACCGAATCTACAATACAGGATGCATCTGGATCTTCTACTGTATCAATGTAGTAGTAATTAGTTGAATCCATATAAAACCTTAGATTAACTAATTCAGTTCCATTTTCTGCTGCTTCAAGAAATAGTAATGCTTGAGCATCATCTAAATCCATCATACCTGAAATTGCAGCCGTCCAATTTTGCATACCACGAGCAAACTTTGCCCACTCGTCACCAAAAGATGTGATATCTATTGTATCATTCCCAATGGTTACAGAAAGGGTACGCATCTTTGCAATATCATTTGTACCTAATTTAATTCTACTTAAACGTCCTAGAATCTCTGCCATGTCATTATACTCCTATTTAACTGCTCAAACCTGACTGAGCATATAGTATTGAAAAATTTAAAATAAAATAACCAACTTGTTCAGTTGCACCGCCGTAGGTAAGTGTTAAGTCACCCAAGATGGTATTTTTTTGATATGTAAAATCTGTCGAATACAGAAACTTCTCAAAATCAGTAATTAGATTATACATATCTGTATATTGATCGTAACCATCGCTCTCAACATACGCATATAAAACTAAATTCAGTCTCCTGAATGTTTCATCGTCCATTAAATCATCTTCAACAATGTCTTCTTTAATCCAAATTCCAGCAGCAGGTAACATAGTAAATTCATTAGGATCAAATATTCCAATTCGCGTTTCAGTCAAATCAGTATTATAACCTCTTTCTGATGAAATCTTATCATCAATATCGGTTTTGATTTGCTCAATTATATCTATTCTATCCGGCATATTTTGTTAACTCCCGTGTTATTGGTTTAAAAAGAACATCTTTAATGCTACGTGTTTCTTTTTGAATTGCAGGTCTAATATATTCTCTCTTGGGTATTAATACAGATGAAACTGATACCCATTCACCCCCTATTTGAAATCTGAGGCGATCACCTGATTTCGCAGATATGGTTCCACCAAATTCATGAATCGCAGCATATACGACATTTGAACCAACAGTTCCAATTATCTTACTGCCTCTTTCTGTAACATTTGAAGTTATAGATCGTCTTAAATAACCAGTCCTAACCCTTGGTCTATCATTAGATCCAAACCCTTCTTTAACACCAGCTTCTATTTTTTTCATCAAATCCTTCATACCTTTTTTAGCACCAAGTTCAAAATCTCTAACAATACTTGACAATGCTAAAATTGAGGCAGGAGCCAAAGTAACTGATAAGAATTTTTTACCCATTTGCTCTTAACCTCTTATATTTACTAAGGATTTGAATTGTGCTATCAAGAAACTTAGGAGATGGAAAATGTAGAGAACCATCTTCAAGGGTTTTAATTTGAACTTCAATTTCTCTTCGCCTTTTATATCTTCGATAAACTTCTTCATTACATACTTGAGTTAAATCAACTGGGATTGTAGCATAACCTCCACTATAAGTAATCTTTATATTCTGAACTCCTTTATACCAATAAGTTTTATGAGCAATATATCTGCCCTCAACTATTCGATAATCATCTGAATCTACTTCAGTATCAGTAGCCCATGCCCAGTCAACATCATCCCAAATACCAGTAATTGAATTTAGAGGATAATTCTTTACAAATAAATATTGCGAACCATTTCCATCAATGTATTCAGTATAAGTAGCTGCTTTAAATGAATCAACTCCGCAATACATTTCAAATGCTTTTGTAAAATGATTGATTAAATTTTCTAACAAACCTTCATCAGGAGACTTAGTTCCTGTAATGTTTGCCCATTCTTTTACATTATCTAAACTAGTAAGGGCATCATCGACTACACTCATATTATATCTCCTTGGTTATTTTCTGAGGGACTTCTTTTGTATCTTTTTTCTTGCTCTCATTTTCAACTCGCTTGCCATCAGAATCTATTCTTATTTTTTTGTCTTTATCAATCATGACTCCTCCATTAATAATCATAAAAGAAAACATTTGGTTGAAAGTTGTCAATTGAAGCTTCATGAGCAATATGGCAAGTGCAACAAAACGTTTTCCAATTCTCTGGAATATCCAGATTGTAATTCTTTGGAAAACTATTGCAGTGTATATCAAACTGCTTTCCATAAATGTGAAGATGCATCAAAAGATGTATCCCACATTTTTCACAATAAGTTTTGCCATACTTTTTTCTAATTCTGTTATGTCTATGACAAACATCTTTTAACTCATGTAACTCTTTTCTTGGTCCAAATATTTTTCCTTTTCTTGACTTACTGATTTTGCGTTTAGTTTCTTCGCTGTGTTTTCTTCCTGTCATCTTTTTCCTAAACGCTTCTAAATTCTCTGGTCTTACTGGCATAATTTTCCCCTTTCGCAATTTTTTATTTGTTACGAAAGGGGAAAAAATAAACCTATCAGATTTAGACTGTGTTTAGCGTGACGAAAAGATCATTAAAAAGCGGTGCTCCACAAAGTCTTCCGTACATTCTATATAATACTTCAAATTGCTTGAACTCAGTTCCGGCGAACGGGTTCAATTCTATAGAACTTGGTAGCAATCTTACGCCAAGGGCATAATTTTGCAGACTACCGAAGGTAATATAATCAGTAGCTGTACTATCTGTACCATCAATTGCTTCTACTTCTGCAAATGGATATCCACCGATAGTAGCCGTTTGTGCTCCACCTAGTAAGCTCATCAGTGGAACTCCACCAGTACCTGTGGTTAAGGACTGGATATAAGGCATTGTTTCTCTTGGTAGATAAAATTTTGCACCAGCACGTCTTACATTTGGTAGTGCAAAGATTGCATCATAAAAGTTTCTTGATACCATATCAGTATAAGATGTTGCAGTATTGCTTGCACCAAATGTTACGGTGTTTGTTGCAGCGCCTAATACGCCAGTAAATTGAGAACCATTGAATACCTGATTATCAACTTCTTGACCAAGAGCTTCAACTACATCTCTTGTAATATAGGAAACAATATCAGAAACAGCATCATCTAACAATTCTTTGGTAAATTTTCCCCAAAGACCTACTCTTAAAGCTGTTAGATCAACATCTGCTGATCCTGGTTCACTTTGTGTTGATGCGGCACTTTCATTTGCCCATGTTACTGTTACTGATGTTCCTTGAACAGGAATATGGAGTTTTTCATGTGCCATTGGATATCTACGAGCGTCTTGAAGAGCAACTGAAAGTAATCTTGCTTTCTCTTCAATATTCATAACCCATTCCTCTGGTACAAATTCAAGACCAGATCCGGATCCGCCTTCTTGCATAACCTTGACAATTTTACCTTCTCTCAAAGGTTCAATCATATCAAGAACTTCTTTTACAACACGATCTCTGACTTTAGGATCAGATGGTGCCATTGCTGGATCATCTGTATATTGCTTTCTAAAGTAGAAACCTTTATAAATTCCAGGATTGCCTACTTCAATAGTAGCAACATCCTTATCTTTAACTGGAGTAGCTTCTAGTTTCTCAACTTTAGCTTCCAATTCTTTAATTTTAGGATCTTCTACAGGATCCTCATTTAATGTGTCGAGCTCTTTCTTAAGAGCTAATAGTTTTTCTTTATCCATCGTTTAGTACCTCGTCAATGTAATTTTCGAGATCATCTTCATCGCTAGAACTTTCTTTAGAATCGGATTCAGTAGAATCTTCGGATTCAAAAAGTTCATCTAGAAATTGATCTACTATATGAACAGCGGGAGTCTCTTCGACTTCCTCGCTTGTTGCCTTAATTTGTTGCTTCAATTCAGCAACTGTATCTTCTAACTCTTTAATTGTTGTTCTTAATTCATCTTCTACATCTTCTTTTAATTCAACAATAACATTTTTAAGAACTTCTTCTTCGACTTCATCAAGATCTGTAATTATATCTTCTGGTTCTTGATCTTGAAGTGTTAGTTCAAAATCTTTAACTTCTGCTTCATCAAGAACTCCATCCTCAAATGCTTTTTGGACTCTTTCAATTACTCTTGCTCCTTGATTAGCAGGTACATTTACAATACTAACTTCAAGGAGATCTGATTTAATAAAATCATAACCACCTCTTTTGTCTTGAAACTTTGCCTCTTCCCAATCTGGAGCGAAACCAATGGAAAGGGAATTTAAATATTTATTCTTAACCATTTTATATACAGTATCAGCGAAGGGAGAGATTTCAGGTTCAATAAACTTGATTTTGAATTTAAGATCTTTACCATCAACCCACACTTTGGTTGCTTTGCCAATTGGTGGATCATTGGAATTATGGGACCATAAGACTTGAGGATTTTTCTTAAAATTTTTAAGGTTTAAACCATCAAGAAATATAATATCCCCATCTCTATCTGTTTTTTGCTGTGATCCGATTGCAGTTATCTCTCTTTTATCATCATCTTTTTCTTTAACACTAATGGTTAAGTTGTTATACAACTTTTTTAATTTTTCCATTGGTCTTGCTCCTTATTTATTTGTTCCATTATTTAGTTTATTACTCAATCACAGGACTGATAGCACAAGTACAATTCACAACCTCTTCTGGAGGTCCTGAGTCTCCTGGATACATTAATCCATTCTGAAAGGGGTCATCAATTGGTATTGCTCCTTGTGCTCCATTAGCAACATGAGAATCTCTCTCACCAGGTAACCATTTCTTTTTCTCAACACCTGCATTTCGATATTCTGTATGAGCAGTCTCATTCATAACACTGCCTGTTTCAGTTCTTGAGATTGTCTCTGATCTTGATCTAGACATTCCAGGTTGTTTCTGATTATATCTATTATAAGTTTGTCTGACTCTCTTAGATATATCTCCAATTGATTCACCCTTCTCAAGACCCTGTCTGACTTGAGTTGCTATTTGTCTTGAGGTTGTATAATTTATGCTGGTCAAAGTTCTCAATCTTCGCCTAACTATGCTTTC